ATTAAAATTTTATTCAAGTGTCAAACACTTATTTATGCAGCGTTAGTATCAACCGGTTTCCATCCTGGAGGGTCAATTGGTGCTGTGCCTGGATCTACTCCGTTCCAAATCAGTACATTTGTACTTGTTCCTAAGCCCATTGTCAACAAGTTTCCTGTAGGAATTACTTTACCTGTACCTGTTGCAGTTAATGTTCCAACGTTAGTAAATAGGTTAGTTAGACCTGTAATAGTAGGTATAGTATTTGCGTCTAATACAGCTGTTCCTAAATTAGCCGTTAAACTAAATGTAACATCTGGTACTGCTAAGAATGTTCCATTACCCCATTTAGATTCACCCCAAGTGGCATCACTCCAGCCCATAGCTGTTAAGACTTTAGTAGTAGCATCACCAGTAATATTAAAGTTACTTATTGGTGATAAAGTCATGGCCATTGCTTGACCAGTAGCTTCTGCATCTGGTTCAGGGTCAACACCAGAGAAATTTTCTAACATTGACATAGTCAATGTATTTATTTGTTGATTTCCATATACTCCAAATCCCCAAGAAGATTTAAGACCCCATGTTGAAGCTGATTTAGCAGATATTTCTGCAATAGTAATATTGTCTCCAATTGCTGTACCTAAAGCAATTGTCATTGGTAAACTTCCAGTATTTATAACTTCAGGGTCATATGACAATGTCATTGTCATTGGAAGACCAGTAGGTTCTGCAACAAAAGCAGCAAATGCAGTTACTGTAGAAGGAGAAGATACTGTCATTTGTCTACCAGTAACATCTACATTTGAATCTCCATCGAATGATAAACCTGCACTACCTTCAAATGCAGTCATAGTTTGACCAGTTACACTAACTACTTGAATAGATGCACCCCAGCCTTCAACTCCCCATCCGTCTGAACCCCATCCTGTATTAATTTCATTATCAATAACTACGTCATTCAATGACATGGTCACTGGAAAATTATTTGCAAGTGCTTGTCCTCTTATACCCCAAGCATTTATATTCCAGCCAAGTCGTCCCCAACCAGCATTTATTTCTGTTTCAATTAAAGTTTGTGTACCAACAGCCATTGTGGCTGAAACACCAGAAGGAATTACTGTACCATAACCATTCCACACACTTGTTCCCCAAGTGAGTCTTCCCCAACCTGTACTTGATGATTGTTCTACTTGTCCAAGATTTGCAGATAAACCAAAACCAGTTACTATTTGATTTCCTGTACCAACTGATCCCCATTCACCTTCACTCCAAGATTCACCGCCCCATCCTTTACTAGGAAAGGCTACTGAATTACCTAATGAAAAAGTTGCACCTATCCCAGTTACAGAAATATTATTTACTTCTGTATTCCAAGAATTGTCGCCCCACGATGCTTGACCCCAAGTGGTTGCCATAGGAGATTACCTCCTAAGATTAACCAGAGATCCTTAGAATCGCTGCTGTTGATGTTGGCGCTGGAAACTGAATTGTGAAAGTTCCTGATGTAGCTGTTTTATCTGCTCCAAAATCTAAAACACAAACTGATGCATTAGTTGTATCAGAAGATGTGTTGTAAATTAAAGCACCTCTAGCAGTTAACGTCACTCCAGTAAAAGATCTGTCTGCGAAATCACATCTTGCTACACCAGCAGTCATAGAAGTTCCTGAGTTAACAAGAGCTCCGCCACCAGCTGTATACTGACCACTGTTGCTAACTTCAGATGAAGTTGTGTAAGCAGTAGTAGCAGAGTTTAGAGTTGCTGTTGAAGAGTAAAGAGCTAATTTAAACTTATCACCACCAGTTTGTTTGAAATTCATGTCAGCTTCTAAAAGCTGTTTTTTAAATGAATTACAAATTGCTTGTGTTATTGCCATAGTTTATCTCCTTATTTTCCTATTCGAGGAACACCACTTTGGTATTCATCCCGTCTTCTTCTTCCCATTTGTTCAATTGAGAAGCCTTCAACCACTTGTTTATACTTTTGTTCGTATAATTGCAAGAGGTCTTGTGGGCCTTTTAAAAATCCATAAGCCTCAACTAGGCATGCATACAAAAGTCCATTGGGAAAATTCAAACTTAAATATGTTGTTGTATTTGTACTCGATAATCCAGCATCTTTCAAGATATAATTTAACTGAATTGTGTAAGTCGCATCTGGAGTTGGAGCAAATACTAGATGGTTTTTGTCCCACCAACTATAATATTTTGGAACTCCTGTAGTTTCTAAATTATTAAACTCTGACATGAAGCTAGTATCTCTCCATTGTAAAAAATCTCTATTGTTAGCTGAAGATGTTCCATCAGAATCTACAATTTGAGCAGATCTAATGATCAATGCATTATCTGGAGTTTGAATAAATCTTGTATTTACAACTAAGTTTGCTGTTGCATATCTTCTATTATTGTCTGAGTCTACATCTCTAAATATTCTAAACTCAGCATCTTCAATAATACCATTTAAAATAGTATCAGATAATACTGAAGATCCAACTTCTGTATAGTCTCTAATCTTTTGTAATAATTCTGTGTATGTCATCCTTGTTTAGTATCCAATGGTCCAGCTAAGACTTGAATACCTCCTCCTGTTTCTGTACTCGAAGCATTTGAAACCAAGTTAAACGTATAACTATTTTCTAAAGTTATTGTAGAAGGTTGCCCTGCTTGTTGTTCAGTTGTTTGTACCATAGTTATTGAATAACCGCCAACAATAATTGCACCTGAATTATGAGCGCTAGCAGTTGTGTTTTTAGGTAAGACCCCTCTAAACTGTGAGTTAGTTCCTCTTACACATCCTGTTAAATCATTACTTGATTTACCCGTATATTGAATAACCTCATTATTAAAATAAGAATCTCCATCATCAGATACATCTACTTTTTCAATCATAAAAAAACCTGACGTAGGAAACGCTGAAGCATCTGTTAAAGAAATAGTTGTGTCAGTTGCAGTTATGTTTGAAGCTAATGTTGTAGTTAGTTCTAATGTAGATTTTGCTACACCACCAACAGTCTGAGATTTAACTGCTTGAAATCTTACAATGTCATTATTTACTCTTGCGCTGTTAGGTTCAGATACAGTTACTAAAGTTGAACTTGAAGCTGTTGTAAAAGGATTAAGAGGTAAAAAATCTGTAGTTCCAAATTCTGTTCTTGCAGGTCTTGCTTTTTCTAATCCTTGTGGATCAGATACAAAAGGACTTGGTTCTAACTGTGGTTGTTTACGTTCATATTCTGAATAATGTACAAACGCACCATTCCATTCTGTTACCATTTCTCTCCACGGAAAAGCTAATCCGCTTCGATCAGAGATTGCTAAAGCGTGTTTCCCTTTTGCAAACTTTGCCATTAGATCTCCGGATAATAAGTTTTAGGTGATATGTAAACACTAGCAGATGAACCATCTTCAGCTAAAGCTCTTTGTAATTCATCTTCATAAAGTAATTTCATTTCTTGTGTTCGTTGAGGAGCTTTCTTTTGTGATACGTAGTAAGCTAAACCTGCACACATACTAGGTACAAATCTATTAACTCCATCTGCTTCGTTAGTATATTTACCTGCATCTTGTAATCTTTGTAAGTAATAAAAGAAAACAAAATCTCCAACTTGAGAAGTACCTGGAGTTAAATATAAAGTTACTGTCACTCTATCTATAAATCTTTGTACCCAATATTGAGAAGGTTGACCTGTAGCAGTTTTATTTGAAAAAGCTGAATATTGTGACCTGTTTACTTTCGACAAAGGAGAATCTACATTAGCTGAAGTTCTATAACTAGATTCTAAAAGATCAGAAGCCATATTTACAAAATTATTTACAGAATCATTTTGTGCATGAACAGCAGCTGTTGTATTATCAATTCCTCTGTCAGCTGTTGAGGCAACAATTAAATTATTTCCTGAAACAGAACTATATTGAATTATTTCATTATTAATTTTTATTTTACCAGAAGCAGGCATCTGGGCAACAGAAGCAACAGGGATAGTTAAAGTAGTTGCAATAATACCAGATGTTAAAGTAGTTGTAATTCCGTCTGATGTACCATCGCTTGGTGATCTATAAATTACATATTCATTTTGACCATTGACTAAACTAAATGCATGTTCTCTTACTTGCCAAAAATGGATACCTCTATTGTCCCATTCTTGCAACATTATGTTTAATGATCTTCTAGCTGAACGCAGGTCATTACCTGAGTAATCAAAGAAACCTAATC